TCACTAGCTGGCAAAATGAACTTACAAGAGTCGTTTCAAAAACAGACGTAAACAAAGAAGCTGAAACCGATTTGATTGATAAGATTTTGGCGGCTAAAGCTAGAATCGTTCAACTTGAATCTGACAACCTGACACTGTTTAACAACACCGCAGACACTATCGCGCAAAATAATGTTATTCGATGGTTTTGTTTGAATATGGCTCATACTCAAGTTATGCCAAACGGCAATATTGAGCCAATGTTCAAAGGATTAACTACAGAAGAAAAACTCGCTCAACTTTACGTTATGGACGAAACTGAAGATGTTGTATATACAAAAGCTTTTCGTAAGTTAATGACGTTCGTATCCTTCTGGTATTTTAGCAAGAACGCTAAAAAAGAAGACTTTGAAAAATTAGACAGTGATATCGAATCAGGAAAGTTTGAGTAATAGCAAACTGTTTTTGCTGTTCGCTGAAATTAAAAAGGGCTACTCGAAAAGAAATTTTAGAGGTAGCCCTATTTTCATTAAGCATTTGGGAATAGTTGAGCGATCTTATTTCGACTATAGATACCAAGAGTTTTACGAACACGCCGTAAAACAAGGAATTCCAACAGAGGACGAAGCTTTAAAGCAATGCGTGTTAGATCAGTTTTGGACTGACGAAGACGAAAAAGAGATAACAAAGCTTAAAGATTATATTGAGCGTTTAAATTTGACTAGAAAGAATTTGTTTAAAAGCAAAGAGATAAAAGCTATTGAAGATCAAGTAAGAGAAGAAAAAGTAAAACTGATAGTTAAATTAACTCAAAGAAGAGAGCTGCTTGGTAAAACAGCAGAGGAGTACGCTGGTAATCGGTCAAATGATTATATCATTTACGAATCTTTTTATAAAGACGAAGAGTTTAAAAATAAACTATTCTCGATGGAAGATTTTGAGGAAATGACTTACGAGAATCTTATAGAATATATCTTATTCTATAACGAATACATGAAAGAGTTTGCGGAGATAAATTTGCAAAAGATTACGCTTTTAGACTTCTTTCATTTATACTTTTTGGTTTTAGATTATCCAACAGAATTCTTTGGTAAACCAATGGTAGATTTAACTGATTTCCAAACAAGAATGATATTGTATGGAAAGATATTTAAGAATATTTTTGAGAGCGTAGAGCACATACCAGATAATGTTAGACAAAATCCTGAAGCTCTTCTTCAGTATAACGATAAGTCTAAAGCCAAAAAGAACTTTGAATCTAAAACTAAGCAAAATGATGACGCTTCTGCTTCTATGGTATTTGGCGCTTCTAAAGAAGAAATAGCTGAAATGGGCGGTTCTGGAAAGTCTCTTAATCAGATAATGAAAGAGAAGAAGGTTTTGAATATGGACGAGCTTATGAAATTACATGGCGATGCTTAACTTTTGGGTGTAAAATACTCAAAAGGTTAAAGGATGGCAAAAGCAATTCCAATTCCAGTAGTACAGGTCGGCTTTGAACAGTCTATTGAAGCGGGCAAAAGAGCCGCTGGGACTATTAATCTGCCTGTAAACATTGATCCATCGGCATTTAAGAATCTTAATCAACCGCTTGGAAGGATAACTGGATTAGCGACAGAATTTGAAAAGTCCATTGCGGCATCTAATGCTCGCGTTTTAGCTTTCGGAGCTTCCGTAGGTATTCTTAATGGAGTAGCGAGCGCTTTCAAAAGCATTCTAGATAATGGTATTGCAGTAGAAAAAGCTTTGGCAGATATCGGCTCTGTAAGCGGACAGTCGGCGGCGCAGCTCGATCAGCTAGGAGATTCTCTTTTCAATGTTGCAAAAAATACTAGTCAATCTTTTGGAACAGCGGCTAAAGCCGCTTTGGAATTTTCTCGCCAAGGTTTAAGTGTTGAAGAGACAGTTAAGAGAACCAACGACGCTTTAACTTTAACGAGATTCACTTCACTTAGTGCGGCAGACGCAGTGGATACTCTTACTGCTGCGGTTAACTCTTTTTCTGGAGCGGGTATAACAACAACAGAGATTCTTAATAAGTTAATCGCTGTTGACTCTGCGTTTGCTGTGTCTGCGGAAGATTTGGCGAACGGTTTAGCTAGAGCAGGTTCTATCGCTCAAGAAGTTGGCGTAACGTTTGATGAATTAAACGGTTTAATCACTGTTGCCCAAGAAAAGACGGCTCGTGGCGGCTCTGTTATTGGTAACGCTTTAAAAACAATTTTTACTAGAATAAGAAGTGATGAAACTATAAACGCTTTAAGAGCGGTTGGAGTTGAGAGTTTAGATACTGCTGGAAATTTAAGAGATGTAGTTCCTATCTTAACTGATTTATCCGTAAAGCTAAAAGATTTATCTGGTGGCGAAAGAATTCAAATTCTAGAAGCTGTAGCTAGTAAATACAATATCAATATTTTATCTGCGCTTTTAGGAGATATCGGAAATGCGCAAGGACAGTTCTCTAAAGCTCTTGAGGTAAGTTTGGGATCATCTAACGAAGCTTTTGCCAGACAAGTAGAATTAAATAAAACATTAGATGCGGTGCTGAACCAATCAGCTGTATCAGCAGGAGAATTAGCAAATAACCTTGCTAAAATTGGACTTAATGATAATTTAAAATCATTAGTTGGTTACGTTAATTCTTTCCTTGATTCAATCAACAAACTTTTGTCATCTACTGATACAGGTGGCGACATTGCCAGAGGCATTATCAAAGGATTCTCTGACGTATTGTTTAAAGTAGGATTGCCGATTATTGCTGCAATCTTTGTTAAATTAACTAGAGATATTGCTGTATTCGGCGTAGAGTCTTTGCAGACTATTCTTGGCATTAACCAAAAGGTTAAAGAAAGACAAGCTCTAGAACAAGCGGTGACAAACACTCTTATTTCAAATAAGAGTATAATGGATCAAATTTTAGCTTCTAGTGGAAATAGAGTTAAACAAGAGCAGATTTTATTAAAAGCTTACAACGAACAGATCCAAGCATTATCTGTTATTCAATCTATTTCGGCGTCTGTTGCGCCAGCATTACAAGGAGCTGGTTTAGTAGCTACTTCTGGTGGCGTAGCAAAGAAAAAAGCCGCTGGAGGCTATCTTCCATCTCAAGAAGCCGCAGACGTTCGACGTGGAGTTGGCGGCGCAAGCTCATCTTCTAAAGTAGTTTCTATTCCTAACTTTGCTTTTGGTGGCGGCAAAAAAGGAACAATGATCGCTAATACTAGCGAATATGTTGTGCCTAATTTTGCTAACGGAGGTTCAGCAATCTTTAATCAAGACATGGTTAAGGCTTATGGACTTCCTGCTGGTGCAAAAAAAATTGGCGCAGCTGGAGGATATGTTCCTAATTTTGCCAAATACGTTTACGATTCAGATAGAATTCCAGCCGATAAGAACGCGACGTTAAAAGCTATCTTAGCTTCTTCCGCGAAAAAGAATCTTCTTATTGCTCCTGCTGGCGCTGGTAAATCTACTCTTGCTGCTGGAATGGGAAAATTCTTAACTGGTGCTGGTGATGTTGCAAACGCCACAGAAATAGATATTCTTTCTGGAGCTGGACGAACAAAAGATGGCGGATTATCTAAGAATTTAGAATCTATAATGGCCGCAGTAAACGCTAGCGGCGGCAAAGTATCTTATCTTTATACAAAGAATTTTGATATTCTTTCAAGAAGAGCTGGAAGAACAGACCCGTCTGAAGGCGATTTAAGAAGTAAAAAACAACTCGCAGGCACAGCTTACGCTCCATTAAATCAATTTGATTTCATGGGCATGGTGAAGTCAAAGGCAAATTCTTTTGGAATGGTTAGAGGAGCAGGAGGATATATTCCAAATTTTGCAGATGTAAACGAACCTGAAAGGTTTGCGGCTTTGATTGGAAAGAAAACCGGAAGAGATGATGGTTTGCTAAATAGATACTCTCGTTGGGTATATAAAGATCCACAAGGTAAAGTGGAGGTAGATAACGCAGCTAAACTATCATCATTAGATCAACAAGATGAAAAATTAATACAATTTAATACTTACGGAATTCCGTCAAAGAGCGATAGTCAGCTAACCGATGTAAAGGAACAGTTAAGCGAATACGGAAAAAATAGCGCAGTTCAATTAGCTAAGAATATGACAAGTCAGAAGTTGCCAAGCGATTTGATACAAGGCAAATTGGCTGCTACTTTTAATCCTGGTTCATTAGCTTCTTTTGCTGGAACTATTTTTGAAGCTAGCGTTGGCGCTTTATTGGGAGATAAGAGTTTCCAAGATTATAGCGAACAGGCTGTTACTTCAGCATTTGATTTAGATATTAGAGGCAACGACGCCATAAAAAAAGACTTTAAAATACCAAAAAATATTGAATATTTAGAAGTTAAAGGCTCTGATAGTCCTCCATTAATCAAGAGTATTGCTAAAAAAATATACCAAGTAACGGAGCTAAACAGGGCCGCAACATCTAAAACAAAAATAGGTGCTGGAAAAGGAGTGCCGCAACCGATTTATGATTTAAATAATTTAACGGTAGTTGAAGGAGTAGATCGAAAAACAAGAACCTTTAAAACCCAAAAAGACTTAGAAAATTATCTTGTTTCAAATTATACAAAAACTTATCATGTGCCTGCTCTTAATAGTCCAAGTATTGATAAAGGCTTATGGCCAACACTAGGACCAAGAACTAAAAGAGGAGCTGCTGGCTATATTCCAAACTTCGCTCAAGGTGGTCCATTAGAAGACGCCATTCAAAGAGAAATGGCCGCTGGATTAGACCCAAGCCAAATCCGCGTAACAAAAGATGGTAGATTAAAAAATTCCCGCAATCCAGATGGATTTGCAGTAATTAATACAAGAGATGAGCCAGATGGAAAGATTCCTAATTTTTCTAAGAACGAAGCGAAAATAAGAAAACAAATATTAGGAAAAGGTACAGCTGAAGGTCCATTACTACCGAAAGGATATCAAATTCCTCAAAACAGTGGTGGTTATGTATTTGATTATGGAGTTGGTTCAGCACAGGCTAATCCAAACGCATCTCCAGAAGCTACGGCTAAAACAGAAGCGGATAAAAAAGCTGCATTATCAACGGGAAAATTAACGGCAGCTTTTTCAGCTTTAACAGTTGCTTCGTTTACGTTGCAATCTACTTTAAAAGATTCTGATAGCAGTTTGGGTAAATTTTTAACTGGATTATCTCAAGTGGGATCTTCAGCAGCTGGATACGGATCGCTTGGATCGTTAGCGGGAAGCGCGCTTGAATCAAACAAAGGTTTTCTAGGTAAAGCTGCTGGATATATGGGTCCAGCTGGTATAGCGTTAGGAGCTGGTATTGGAATTTATCAAGCCATGCAGCAACCAAGACAAGAAGAATTGAGTGCTGCAAGAGGAGCGGGATCAAAACAAGCTGAGGAAGATTACAAAAACATAGTAGAGTCAATTGATGAAGCGACAGCCCAACAAGACGCATTAAATAAAAAAGTAGAAGAGTACAGAGAACAATTGGCGAGCGCTAATGTAGAGTTAGAAAATGCAAAGAAAGGTCCATCTTTTTTTAGTGCGGTAATGTCTTCATCGGTTAATGGAGAATATGCGACTGTTGACGAACGAATGCGAACCGCAGATTCGTTAATAGAAGGCCCAAAGAACGATAAAAGAAAAAGAGAAGCAGAAATTGCGCTTGAAACGCAACAGCAAAGATTACGAGATCAACAAGCAAGGGTGGACGCCTTAAAGAACTCTGCGGATAATGCAAGAAAAAGAGATCAAGCAGCAAGAAAAAAAGCGGGACTTCTTGACGAAAGCGGAAAACCAATAGTTAGTAGAGTGGCTTTGCAAGCAGAATCCGCAAACACAACGGTCGCTTTTGCAGAAGCTCAATTAAAAGTAGAAGAAAAACTTTTCAAAATACAAGAAGATTCGTTAAAAATAGCAAATAGCCTTAACGATTCTCAGGCTAGACAACTTGGATATACGAACGCAATAACACTAAAAGAACAGGAAGTGCAAGATACTAGAAGAAAAAATTTAGAAAATTTTCTTAAAGAATTAGAGGGTAGTAGTGCAATAGCTAACGTAAAAAAAGATGAGTTAAAGAGCCTTCAAGAAAGATTACAAAAAGGAGAAACGTTATTGTCCGTGACAGAAGAAATAAATAGATTAGGAGTTCAAGATTCAGCTGGTTTAGGAGAAAAAGTAACAAAAGCGGGAGATTTAGCGCGAATAGAAGATACTAGAGGAAACGCTGCTGTTAGCAGATTAAAAACTACACAAGGATTAATAGAAGCTAATTATAATGAATTAAATCTTTCGGAACGGGTTTTAAAATATTCGCAACAGCAGGAATCTTCTCAGTTCAGAATAAACGAATATATAAAAGAAAGAATAAAGTTAATAGAAAATATTAAAGGATCTTCAATTGAAAGTGAATCAAATCCTCAATCTCAACTAAATACTCTTAACGCTAAAATAGCTGGACAGCTTAGACCGACACAGTCTCAGACCGTAGAAAGAACAAGGTTAACCGATCAATTAAACGCTTTTAAACAAAGAAATGATTTAGCAGCTGAAGAAGAAAATTTAAAAACACAAAGAGATAGGCAATTAAAAGAAGGTTATTCTTCGGCGGTAAGTGGATTAAATATAAACCCAGTGAATAAAAACAATGTTCTTCGACAAATAACTAATGCAACCACGCAAGAAGAATACCAAGATTTATTCAATGAAGCTGTAAAACTTGCAGACCAGCAGATGAAGGCAAGCGGATCAACTGCCGACGCAGGAGCTATTATTATAGCAGCAAGATCAGTTGAAAATATTGTGAAAAAAAATACAGAAACAGCTAAAATAGATGCAGAAGTGATAGCAGTCAAAAAGAAAGACTTGGAAGAGCAGTTAGATATAGAATCTAAAATTTTAGAAAAAAGACTTCAAATATTAAGAGCAGAAGGGAAAGGGGGCTTAGTTGGAAGGGTTAGAGCTATCGACGAAATTAGCGCACAAGCCGAAAGCTTTTCAGAAAATTTCTCTTATAATACTACTCTTGGATTTAGAGATGGATTAAGAGACGCATTAGACGCTGCGATAAGCGGAACAGACGATTTAAAAGGAGCGCTTCAGGGAGTTGCTCAAGGATTTTTAAGAACAATGCAGCAAGCGTTCTTAAAGCAAGCGTCAGACAACGCTATGATTGGCTTGTCTAAAGCTTTACCAAGCTTTTTCCAAATGCCTGTGACGAAATCTCAAGGAGGTTATATTCAAAAATTTGCTAGCGGTGGTTTTGTAACTGGAGGTTCTGGAATTAGAGACGACGTTCCTGCAATGCTGAGTTCAGGCGAATACGTTATGCGTAAATCTGCGGTTCAAAAATACGGAGCAGAGAATATGGCGAAAATGAATAACGGCGGCATCTTTTTGCCCGGTGTTCGTGGAGGATCGGAAATTTCTGGATACGATCAATTATCTAAATTCGCAAACCAAACAACAACAAGCGGCGCTACTGACGTTTTAAGAGGAAGCAAATCAACAGCGTTCGCTAACCTTGAAGATCAAAGCGCAAGACTTTCTAGATTTGGATTGATGAACGAAGATACAATCAAGGGAGAAATTACAAGCGCTCAACAACAAGGTTTGGATATTATGGCTCAAAGAGAAGCTTACAGAACGCAGCAAAGAAAAGCTATGCAGCAGCAAATAATTAGTACTGTAGCAGCCGCTGCTTTGTCTTATGGATTTGGAAAATTAGGATCAAAGGGTTCGGCTCCAAAAACAACAGGAACGGGAGCGGGAACTAAAGCGTCCGATTTAAAATTATTAAATTCGATTGATACATCGAAGATGTTTAAATTAGACACTAATAGTTCTTTTATGAATTTTACGCCAGGTAAGGCTTATGGCGGAATGATTCGCGGATTTAACAACGGCGGCGGACCAACAGATGATATTCCAGCTCTTTTAATGGGCGGCGAATATGTTATGGATCGCGGAACTGTTCGTAAGTACGGTAAACAATATTTAGATTCAATGAATTCTGGCCGCGCCAAATTCGCAGAAGGTGGATACGCTGGCGCAGAAACAGAAACAACAACAGAATCAAATGATTCAAAAGCCAAAGTTGACGCAGCAACAGGAACAGCGGTTAATATTAGTATCAATGTTTCTGGCGGTAGTTCATCTACTGAGTCACAAGGTCAAACATCACAAGGCGGCGTAGATTACAAGAAAATGTCAGAACGGATTAAGGCTGTAGTGCTTGAAACCATTAACGAAGAAAAACGTTTAGGAGGAGCACTCAGAAGTAGATAATGAAGTCATCAGTATCAAACTACGAAAATAGTTTATACATTAGTGGCGTCAAAGTATTTGGCGTCAATAGTGTTAATTTTGGCTACTCTCTTCCTGTTGATCACGTTAATGTAATTGGTTATTCAAAGTTTAAAACATTTACTTCTAATCCGCCGCAATCAACATTAAGCGTTCAAAAGTATTTGTCGCCTTCTGATTTCTTTTTAAATTTTACTGGAGTAACTCCTGTAAGCGGAAATGTAAATTATAACGGAAAGAATTTTGGCTTTGAGTCTGCTTATTTGTCATCGTATTCTGTTGCTTGTTCTGTTGGTAATTTCCCAAATCTTAGCGCGAGTTTTTCTATATTTGGACAAGTTGGTTCTGGCGTTGGATCAACTGGAGCCTCAGAAACTGGCAAACTATCAGTTATAAGACCAAATGATATTACTATAGAGTGTGATGGTAGCGGCACTAATAGAATTGAATCATTCACTTACTCAGTAGAATGCAAAAGAGAACCGTACTATCATCCAACTGGCAGTTTGCCAACAGAAGTATCTACTATAAAGCCTTTTAAAGTTAATGCGGAATTTACTATAGCTGTTGATGACTATCAATCAAAAAGGGTTCTTGATTATATAGTTGACTCTAATAAGCGCCGAATTAAAATAAATGTAGGATCATTAGCCTCATTTACAATGGAGAATATGGAATTAATTAGTGAATCATTAAACTCATCCGCAACTGATGATTTAGTGATAACTCTTAGTTATCAAGGATTTATCTAATGTCTTTCTTTTATGACAGAGATCAAAACGTAACTGGTTCTATTCCAGCGTCGTTAGCGTTTACGCCTTCTTATGGAATGTCTGTTAGTTTTTCTGCTGAATTAGCGTCTTACACTACAACGGATAACTATATGCACGTTATGCCAAAAGGTTTAAATCATTTGCAAATGGAAATGAATATGCAGTTTGAAAATAGAAAGCAAGAAGATGCGCGCAAGATTGCTGGCTATTTTGAATCGTTAAATGGAACTGGATATTTTCAATATACTGACGCGGCTCAAATATATAAGCCGATCAATATGTTCTGTTCAAATATAGATAATTCTTTTAATGAGAATGATCTTCATACAGTTAATGTTTCTTTGAGTTCGGACCAATCATCAAGTTTATTAAATTGGTCTGCGCCATTTATTACAGGAAGTTCTTTAAAAGGAAATTACTCTACTGGAGTAGCGTATAGTAAATATGACGTTGTTAGAAACACAGGAGTTAATGCTAACAATATGTATGATTCTTTTTACTATGTTACAGGAGACATTTCCACAGGACAAAATACAGGAATAAGTGATTCAAGATTTAGCAAAGAGTTCTTTTTTCAGCCAACTTATCCTACACAAACAACAAAAGAAACTTCGGTGGTGAAAACCGAAATGCCGTACTCGTTCACAAAAAGAACTGATTTTGGGCTTCATGCTAATGTTTTAAAATCATTAAAATTAGATTTCAAAGGTGTATCTGACGCTGAAGCAAGATGTATTCTTCACTTCTTGATTGGCAAACAAGGATTCAGAAAGTTCCAATATAAATTTCCAAAGATATACAATCAGAACAAATTCTTTTACGCTCCTGAATGGAGTCATACTTTTGTTTATAAAAACGTTAATGATATTTCGGTTTCAATGGTAGAAGATCCATTAGGAGCAAGAAAGGTTTACTAATGAGAAAACTAATTTCATACGAAATGCAGGAAATGTTTGTTGGTTCAGAAGGAGCTTTTGAACCATCAAAAAATACTGGACAATACATTTCTCGTTTAGACTTTATCCAAAATTACGGATTTAACTTTAACGTAAATCGTCAGCCTTTAAAACAAATTGGCTCGTCCGCTTTTGCCTCTCGTGAAAGCCAACTTGCGCCAGATGTTTCTTTAAGTCTGAGTTATCTTCTTAATGATGGATGGAATGAAAAGCATTTAGGGTTAGATGTATCTAATTCGTCTTACTCAAATCCACTATCAACAGTATTTTCTAGTACAGGAGATAGAAACTTTTACGTCTTGATAGCACAAGATCAGAGAAAAGATGCTTTGGCAGCAACAAGCGCAGACGGATTTAATGTGTTAGGGATAGGTAACGCTTTTATTGGCTCTTATTCTATGCAGGTTGCGGTAAATAACTTAGCTACAGTATCATGCGAATTTGTTGGAGCTAATGCGTCAATATCTAATTACTCTGCTGAAAATTATCTTCCTTCGGTAAATACAGTGTCATCTGGTCAAGCTGCAACAGGAAAGTTTGGAATAGATTTTTACGATAACTCAAGATCAAGCAGAGTTGCTACAGGATTCAAAGGAATCTTTGACAATGGATGCTATTATGCTGGAGCCTCTAT